ATAGGCGGTATCGTAGTTGTTGTAGTAGTTGTGGTTGGTATTGAAACACAAACAAAATCATCTGTCCATGTTATTATTCCATTATCTGGAATAGTTTTCATATATTCACTACCATCATTTCCTAAATATCCTAATTGTGAATTAAAATTAACACCACGTCTATACATGAATTTTTGTTTATTAAATACGGTGTTTCTTATCAGTACTCCACCTTTACGAATGATAACAGTTGCAGATAATAATTGATTTAAAAATCTATTAAAAAATGAATTATATCTCTGAATAAATGGATATAATATTTCAAAAGTATAACCATTACTTTTTAATAAATTTGTTTTGGATAAATACGATCTTTTTAAATATTCTTCATATATTTTTTCTATGGTGGGATAATATCCTCCGTTAAAATCAGTTATTGTTTTTCTTGTTTTTACATTTATTAATCTTCTATTTATTAATTCTAGATATTCTAAAAATGTCATATCACTAATTGGTGGAAAATTAGGATCGGGTGGTAATAGTGGTGGTGTATATGAACCATCATTAATAAAATAGTATGTTCCAATAATATCTCCATAATTTATGGCTTTTCTTAAATATACTTGATGCTTATTTGATGAATTTAAATCAAAATCAGTACCATTCTGTAAAGTAATACCATTTAATGTAATTTTAATAGCATCAATGCCAAATGCAATATAATCCATTGAATAAACATAACGTTGAATTCCTGCATGATAAAAAAACTTTGATGAGGTCATACTGTCAACTCTATATATTTCTGATCTTTTTTTTGCATTTGATGCCATTCCACCATCTTTGATGTACCATACCCTAACCACTGGATTGGTTTGTAAATAACTTCTTAGTGAAGTATTTTGCACTATGATCTGTGTTCTATTGATTGGATTTATAATAAAATCACCAGTAAATAATGAATTCCCTTTACTCATGGTAATGCCATTAACAACTAATTGAACATCTCCTTTAGGTTCCTCTGGTAATGTTATTGTAACCCCATCTGGATTTATAGTTAATGCCTGTACTACATATTTAACATCAGTGTATCCCGTACTGCCTAATCTATCAAAAAGATATGTTATGGTAATAATATCTTTAGTTCCATTAGTATATATTTTTGCCGTTTCAGTATTTAAGGTGACTTGTTTTGCTCCAGTTCTAAGATAATCACCAATTCCAGTATCTCCAGAAGTCAATGTAATTCCATTAAAGTTAATTTGAATTGAACTTCCGGTTAATGGAGTATCTGGAATTGTAAATATATTAGTGTCGATATTATAATCAAAAGGAACATTAATATAAATATATGGTTTTGTAATACCAGAAGATGTTATTGGATCATCAATATTTTTATTATAACTATAAACATCATATTCAATTGCTTGTGCAATATCTAAAGTAGCATCTATCTCTTTTGTATTGATAATAAGTTGACTATCTTGTTGGAAATAATTTGGAGTTGTATAATGTATTCTTTCTGTATATCCTGTTTCTACCCAAGATTTTTTATTATCAACTATTCTATTTAAATTAAAACCAACATTTCTATATAAATTAATATATGCTTGACCACCATCTGTAGTACCTGAAATTTGAAAATAAAAATCATTAGTTTCTTTTGGTGCAATTGGATATCCATATGTATTATATGGTAATGATGAAGAAGGTAAATTTGATAATGATAATTCAGCACTATTTGGATCAATTTTACCATCTACAGTATAAATATATTCCGTTATATTTATAAATTGCTTTGGTATTCCAATAAGTAATAATATTGCATTTAATGCATGCCTGGTTCCCTTTGCTTTCCAAAAATAATTGGTATTTAATATTATTCTTCTCCAAAGTTCAATATCAATTTCGGAAGGAATAATATCTCCTTCATTAAATTCTTTTTCAGAACTAAAAAATGATTCTGAAAATAAATCTGCATCCACTAAACTAAAAATGTCCCAACCAAGATTCTTTGCCAAATTTTTAACAAGTTGGGTAGGTACATCATTTTTCTTATTATATGTTACTGTATTAATATTAACCAAAGCATCAATAAATTGACGCATATTATCAAATTCACTTCCATATATTCTTAATAATTTTTTGATTTTACCTTCCTCTGTTAAATCATATGTTTGAATGGAATCTGGCACTAACAATCTTGCAATAATATCGGTTTTAACTTTATCATATTTTTCACCAATATTAAGAATGCTATCAACAAATCTATTATATACTCCACTACTTGTATTAATATTATAACCATCAACTGTTGGCCAAGTTAATCGCCTGTCAGTATAAATAATATCTCCATTATCTAATAAAGTTGGTTCTTTAAAATAAACTAAAAAACCAGTTTGACCAGTATTTCTATTTCCAAGTATATGTTGTTCTATTGGTTGTAAATCTGATTTAAATTTATTAAATATCAATGGTTCTGGTTTAATATTATATGCGGTATTTCCTGTTGTAGTTACACCAGTTATTTCTGGAAAAGGATTTCCTTGTACTATAAAATATATATATGAATTTGAAGGAGTATCACCCGTATATCCTAAAAGATAATGAGTATTATCTTCAGGAATATCCTTTCTCCAAATAACATATTGATAATAAGATAAATTAATATTTTTAATTTTGTTTCCTTCAGGAATGGAAGTATTGTTATAATTGAAAATCAGTCCAAAAATGTTTTGAATGAATGCAGAAACAGTCTTAAATTGTGCTTTATCAGTTAAAGGATCATAATAATAATCAATAATATTACAATTACTCTCCGTAGAATCTATAAATAAACTTGCCGGATAATTTAAGATAATATTCTGTAATGAAACTCTTAATAACTCTCTTGTTGATCCGAATTTAACAAAATTCTTTAGATCGGAACGATCAAAACTTAAAGTGGCATTAGTAGTAAAATCAAAAATCTTCTGAGCTTCAGTATCTGATAAAGCGAGGGATTCTAAAGTAATCGGTGTGACAAAATTAGATAGTTCATTAGAATAATCAATGGTCTGCTTACCACTAAAATTAGTATCAAGATTAAAGTTACCAAAACTAAAGATGGTTTCACTGGCTACATTAGTGAAAGAATTGCCAATTAAATCTTCGTTTATATTTTTGTTTATGACTTTTACTTTTGCCATTATAATATTTTCTTATTATAAATTTCCAACAACATTTGAAAATGTTTGACTACTATCAATAATCGTTCTCTTTTCTTTTACTTCATATAATGAAACATTTCCAACATCATCTTTTATTTCAAATAAATTAAATTGTTTTATTATATTTCTGTCTTTATCATACTGAGTTAATACACCATCATTAACAGATTTAATCTGCTCACCTCCAACAATATCAACTATAGTATCTATTGTATTCTCAGTTAACTCTACTTCTAGACAAAATGGATTAAAATTAGTATTTGACATTAGTATCTTTTGATTTGGTGCTCCAATAAATGGTATAACGTTTGGCTTAACATCACTTGCTGAGCTTGGTGTCAGTTGTAAAAATAATAATGTTCCCGAATCATCAAAACGATATCTTATTGATGCTTGTGATGTGTTACCTATATTCTCAGTTACAGGAATAACTTTATTGTTCGTGGTTACATATCGAATTGTATTTCTTAATTTGGTCCCATTAGAATTTATATATTCAATTCTATATCCCTGAAGTGCATTGTTTGAAGTCAAGGTTGAATCTAATTGTGTTCCATCTAAAATAATTCCCTTTACCGTTGGCAATGCTGAGAGTACACCGCAATCAATTATAGAAGTTTTTATTGTTTTGGGTCTAATATATATAGTATAAAATCCAAGTTGATTAAAAATTGTAGCAGGAAGAGTAAGATTATAAAGACCCAATAAATTTTCTTCCCCACTAATTTCTTCATCTATGGGCAATAATAATTCTGTTAATACTTGGTCTGCCTGAAGTCTAAATGTGTCTAAACTTAAAGTTTCTCTGTTAGGTGTGAATGTATAAAATATATCAATATCTGAAACACTTACGTCTGAACTTCTAATTGATCCATATATCCCTATTGCCATTATATTATTTTATTTAAAATATTTTCAATGTTATTATATTCATAGTTTGTTAATCTTTTCATTTATGTATTTTTTATTATATTATAAAATGCCCCACCAGCATAATATTCTATTTCACTAAGATTATGTATATTCCTTAATCTATAATTATATTCAAGAATACTTTGCTCGTTTCTAATAATAAATACGTTATTTCCAATTAATGGCATTTCTATTATATTTTCTTTATCTTCATCTTTAATTATTGGTAAATTGATAAAATTTTGAGAGGAATAACCAGAAGAAACAAATGAAAAAGTAGTAATACCAGTAGGATTATTTAAAAAACTATCAGTATAAATTATCCCACCAAGATAATATATATAACTCACCCCACTTATTGTTTTTGTTAAATCTAACCCGTCTTCATTACTATTACTTGAGGTAAAGTATTTTTTGGACAAATCTGTTGAAACAGAATATTTCCTTAATTCTTCTAAACGAGAAGTTGATGATCCAGTGATTATGTATGGTATTGATGAAATATAAGTGCCACCAGTAACACCCGTTGCCAGAGGATCAATATAAACATCAAAAAATCCGAAATCTTTATTTTGTTGGGTTAAAAGAAAATTAAAATTATAAGTTACACCAGTATCGGGAATAATAACATAAGAGTTACCAGTACAACCTGTAGTAGTACCAGTAGTCATTATCCTAAATATTTTTTTTTTAATGAATTCCATTAAACCCCCAAATTAATCTTTTTATGCAAATAAATACGAATATCCTTTTCTGGATATTTTATCTCCATCATAGAATCCTCACAACTATATATACATTGATTTTGTATTCTAATTTCTCCGGTAGTAGTGTCAATAATTTCCTGAGCAATTGGATTAACAGAATATTGTCCACCCACTTTATTATAGATAGTTATATTAAGTATATTAACAACTCCAGCAACGCTGTTTATTTCTTGAATTAAAGGGGTTAGAAAAATATCTTCATTCATTAAATGATTGGTAACATCGAAATAATTTTTAACCGTAGTAATGATTGAATTGGCAATTTGATTATCTGTTTTTTCCTGTACAAAAACATCAATATCCAAAGCTAAATTAAATATTCTCCCATTTCTAATTTCAACATAATCATTTACCATTCTATATTCTGTCAAATACTCACTGATATTATCTTTTAATACACTATTTGATATATTAGATAGTTTACCAGCAGAATCCAAGCTAAGAATTGGAATGACAACTTTGTTATTTTCTCTAAAAGCATTTGCTCTGAAAGGAGAACCATATTTTCCGGGTATTTTAGATACTTGAAGTAAATAGTCATTTATTGTTACATCACGATTTTGTGCTGAAAAATTATATTTTGCCAAATTTCTTATTTCTTCTATATTTAATTCACTATTTCCACCAATAGCAGGAATCGGATTATTGACACTTAAACTACGTTGAACTTGTACATTAAAATCTTGACGTGACCCCTGTACTGTTAATTGTACTTTTCCAAGTGAAGTTAAAGTTGCCGTACCAACATTGGATTGAGTACCACCACCAGTACGATATCGAATAAAAAGAGTAGAATTTTTTTGTAATTTATCTCCAAGAGCACGATTACCCAATAAATTATTTAAAAATTCCTGATTTGTAGTTGGTATAATTAAAAAATATTGATTTGCATTTTCAATCGTTACATCTCCCGATCCAAATCTTAATAAACAATATCCATTTTCTGTAAATTCTTTAATAAATTTACGTGTAGTTTCAATCCATTTTCCAGCTTTAATTCCGGTATTTCCGGTTGTTAATGGATTACTACCAGAATTTGGATCATCAATAAAAACTCTTTGTTGTGCTAAATAATCTACCTCATAAAATTTATAATCGGGGTTTTGCCAATCTTCTTCTGTCGGATTCCCATTAAATCCAGTACCATTAATTAAAATAATATCTTGAATTTCCAATACATCTGGATCAGGAAGTGTTAATTCATAGAAAGGTCCTGATTCTGTATCACGAATTATTCTTTTAAAAATATTAGTTGAGCCATTTTTAACTATTTCACGTTTTGTTACTAAATAACTTTGAATTATACCATTAGAATCATAATTTGGAATAATTGCCCTATTAGCAAACCCTAATGAACTTAATGATGAATTCCAATCAATGACATCTTGTGTTTCAAATGTTTGTCCACCCCCAATAACTTGTGATCCGACTAATAGTTGTGGATAATAATCAGAATCTGGTTTATCTCCTCTTACTGGGACCGTTACTTGAAAATCAACAACTGTTACAGATGGAGTTTTACCACCGACATTAAACCCAAGATTTTTTGCAATTTGTCTAATATTAGACGTTTGCTGTGCATAATCTATTTGAGTTTCTTGAAATGCTCTATCTAAGTTTACTGATAAATTATTAGTAACACCAGCATTTAAATCAATTAACATGCTACCAACTGATGAATCTGTAAAATCTTGTAAGACTTCTGGATAATATTGTTGTATTAATGAAATTTCATCATTTTTAATGTCACTAAAAGTTCTGCTATTATATGATATTCTGTTATCTGCCATATTTTATTAAAATTTAATTTCTACTTTGCCATTTTCAGAAAAAGTATCTTCTGAATATATAAAATCAACAATAAGTTTAATTTCCTTATCACCTACTGGATTACCTTCATTATCAACACCATCTGAATAAAAAGTAACTTTAGTTATTGTCAATTCCGGAATATAATCTTTAACTGTTTGTTTTATTTCTTTTTCAATATCATTTGAAGTTAAATTATCTTTTGGTTCAAAAATATATTTAATTATATTAGTACCATAATTTGGATTATAATATCTTTCTCCCTTTTGTGTTAATAGAAGTAACAATAAATCTGAAACCAAAGCATCTTTAGTAACACTATTGGTTTTAAAAAATTTCATTTTTTCAGTATCATCTTCTAAGGGGAATTTAATATTTATTGATTTCATTATGAATATTTTTTATAAATACACAAAAACAAAAAATCCATCTGAAAAGATGGATTTATACAAAAAATTGATATAACTTAATATATTTATAGGTTTAATTTATGCAACCATTTATTATGAAAATTATCAATAAATTTCTGTCCATATCCCCATTCTCCTGTAAATATCATTCTATATGGTAGTATCATATAAAGTATTAATAAATAAAATGGAACTAAAAATATAGTTAATCTCCAAAGAAATAATATTTTTTCTTTTTTTCTCCATTTATAAAATTTAAATGGTGCAAATCTAATTATCTCATTATCTCTTATTTTTTCTTTTTGATAAGGAGTTAAATCAATTGTTTCATATAACCATTTCTGAACTTCAAGATCATAAGCTGGTTCTAAATTAGTTAATTTCATTTTTTTTAATCCAATTAATTGCATCTTCTAAGCTCATAATATTTTATTTTAAAATTTTCGGTTAATTCAATTATTCTATTTGACAATTCCTCAATTTTCTTTTGAGATTCCGTTTTTCTTTTTTCAATAGATAATTTTAATTCTTCAATTTTCTTTTCATATTTGTTTATATCTTTTGCTGATTCTACTTTTTCGACTAAAATTTCATGTTTCATATTTTCAATTAAAGCAAGATCGGCATCTTTTTCATCTTCTTTTTTAATATCATCCCATGCTTTTTTATTATAATCATCCAATTGTTTCTGTTGATCAGAGGTTAGTTGAATTTTACCTGCTTTTTTTAATCTTTCTTCTACTACCTTTTCAGGATTTTTAATTTCATGTGATTTTTCTTCTACTGTTTTAATATGTTGTGTTAAATCACTATCAACTTTTCCTGATTCTAATGATTTTTTTAATTTGTCTAAAAAATTTTCCATTATTATTTATTTTTATTGTTCTTAAACTTATTTACTATTTTTTTTAAATAATCTATAATTTCATTTTCTTTTAAATTACCAACCTCAATTTTATAAATTTTAGAATAATTCCAATCAGGATCATTATGAAATCTAACATACATTAAATCATTTAACATAACAGAATTAACTTCATAATTTATAGGTATTAATTCCCACAATTCTTCACAACGTTCCTGTGCTTTTTTACAAGTTAAAGCAGAATTGTTCCTGAGATCATTAATCAATTCTTTTTCCCTTTTGGTATATTCTTCTAACATTTTTATTTATTTTTTTATAAATAAATCTATAATTTTTTTTGAATCTCTTTTTCTACCTTTTCTTTCTACTGTTGTTAAAAAATCATATCCCATATTATATTGGTTCCATTTTCTTCCAGCATATTCAAATTCATTTGAATCTGAATCAATTTTTATTTTTTTACTTTTCATATATTTTAATATTTATATTATTTTTTCTATAACTTCAGCATCTAATTTAATAATATCATAAATCAATTTATATATTTTTCCATTATTTTCAGTTAATTGAATTGTTTTGTTAGTTCTTTTTCTATATCCAGTAACTCTATATCCATATAATGTACCATATTCATCTTTAATCCAAACCTGATCAATATCAATAATTTCTTTAAATATATCTGAATTTTCTGATAAATCAAAAGATTTATATTTTGCCGGAATAAAAAATTCTAAAATTCTATGTTTTGAATTTATTTTTTTTATATGTAAATATTCAGTAAGTTGTTCAATTTTGTTTAGAACTTCATTCTTACGAACTATTTTCATTGGAAATTTTTTAATTTTTGATTTTTCATATGAATTTAACGATTCAAAACCAGTATCTGATTTACTGTTGTTGGTTTCAACAATTTCTTTTACTTTTGCTAAACCATCTTCTATTGGTTTATTTGTAAATATAAATTCAACCGGATATTGATCATCATTTAATGTTCTATTTTTTAATTCTTCTCGCATTACTTCAACCATTGTTTTACCATAATTTTTACTTTTAGGATCAAAGAAACCATAGTGTTCAATTCTTCTCCCCCATTTATCCTTTTCTCTTTTAACGGATTTCCCTTCTACTGCAATTCTACCTACATTTTTCATTTCTTCATCTGTTTTTCCATAATTCATTCCCCATTTATCTGCTGCCATTTCAATTTGATGCGGTGTTGCTGTACGCATAAATTTATTTGCTTTTTTAAGTAACTCGTAATAATCAACTACAAATTTCTCGTCTCTTTGACCTTGTAACATCATTTCGGCAAATTTATTTTGATGTCGCATTCGTATATTATATTTGCTCTTTTCAGATATTGGTTCTATTTTAAAAATATCTTGTTCAACATAGTGTAAAGCTATACTAATTCTAAGTATCCACGTATGCATAGTAATATAAATCCAAACAATAATTTTTTTAAATAATTTTTTCATTTATTTATGAAATAACTAGTGATTTTACAATTATTTCATTATAAAATTCAGCCCTCTTTTCAGTTACATTTTTAAGATTAAATTTTTCTTTATAATCATTATATAAATTTTCTCCCAATTCTTTTCTTAAATTTTCATTTAAAATAAGTTTTTTAAGATATTTATACCATTCTTTATCTAAATGATTGTAATTTCTATTTTCACCCTTTTCATTTACTGTTGGTATAAGAACAGTATTTTCCATATGTTTTCCATCTATATTATAAGGAACTACATCAGTACAAACAACCGCAAGTTTACGTGACCAGCATTCTACTTGTTTTAAATTACTTTTTGCCCGGTTAAAAGGATTATCGGTAAGTGGGGCAAGAGCAATATCAGTTTCGTTTAACACCTCTGCATAAACATTTGCTTTTTGAGTCCAGCGTCTTGCGTAAGTCCCTTCATTAGGATATTTATTACGTTCATAATTTTTTAACCATTTTTTATAATCATCGTTTTTTATAATATCATAATTATCAGTTAATATTTTCTCATATTCCAAATAAATAGATTCTATTGAATCAATTGATCGTTCTTTTGAAATAAAAACATTATTGCGAAATTTATCCCTAACATCTTTTGGAAGCTTTGGAATTTGATCGACATCACCCTTTGACCTGTTAATTGCTTTAACCATTTCCCCATTCCATAATTTTAATCTTTTAAGTATTTTACCAAAATCTTCATTAAATTTAACATCGGTTGTCTTACCCTCACAGTCCCAACCCGCCAAAATCATCTTAAATTTGCCCTTGGTTTGAAGATCGTTGTTTAACCTGTTAAATGCTCCATTTAATTGCTGAACGTCTCCCCGGTGGGACGAACCAGCCATGTAGGTAATACGTACTAATCCATCAGGATCGGGAGCCCAGTTGTTTTTAAATTGTTTCATCCATGTAGGATCGACAGAATTATAAAATACTTTTACGTTATCTTTACCACTAACCTTCCTTATTTCATCTGCAAAATATTCGGTAGTTGTGGTAATATAATCAGCAATTTTTAAATTATCCATAATTTCCTCATGTTGTTTTTTATCCATTGCTATTGAATAATAAGGGTGGGATTTATCCAATTTCCAATAGTCATCAATATCCATGATTAAAATAACCCCTGCTGATTTTAATTCATTTGCCAATTTTAACATTTGAGGAATATCAGATACAAGTTGCCTGTGATAATGTATAATGTGAAATGATTTTAAATATTCAATCGTTTCCGGCTTATTAAAATCTAACTCTGGATTGATTTCTATTCTGAATCTATCAGAATGATCCCTTTCTAATTGCATAGCAGGAGTTTGGGACCTAAAATAATTTACTCCTGCACTGTCTAAATTATGAAATAATATTTTAATTTTATCAGCTTCTTCCATATTTATATTTATTTTTTAAATAGTTAATTAATTTTAGTAGTGGTAAATATTTCGTTATTCATTTTATTTAAAATATCTTCCGATTCTAAACGAAATTTTTCTTTAAGTTTTAAATATGCATCATATTTTGTAAATCTCATATCTACATAATATATTAATTTATCATCATTTATAATTCTACATATATTTGAAAACAAATTATAAATATATACTGCTTTAGTATAAGAATTATTTAAAGCATAATTTAAACAATTAACAACCTCATTTATTAAATCATCAATAAGTTTTCTTTTTATTTTTTCTTTATTGTACTCTAATAAATTTTTAGGGGCATTAACTTTAAGTTCTTCATCATCTAATATAGACAGAGAAGCATCAATGCCTTTAGTACTATAAGTATTAACTTCTAAAATTCTTCCATTTTCTAATTCAAATGCTGGAGAAGGGGCAATCATAATTTTCTCAAAGTTATCTACTTTACTTAAAACTTCAATAGACATTGCTATTTTTTCTTCATCAAATTCATTCGGTTTTAATGCCCAAAGAAAAGTATTGGTGTCTAAGCTAATTTGTAGTACTACATATAGTTTAATCAATGAACGTCTACTTTCATCTTTAACCATTAAATTTATTAAACTTTCTAAATAGTTTAATGTTTCTTTTGATTTTTCTTTATTGTCTTCCATAAAATTTATAGTTTATTATAAAATAATGTAATTTATTATAAATAGTAAAAATAAATACAAAAGTACAAAAAAATGTTAATAATTACTAAAAAAATTAATATTTAATACGGTTGATATTTAGGAGTTCCCCTTTTAGGTTTTTTAGTTTCTGTTTTTTCGGTTGTTTCTTCTTCTTTATTTATTACAACTTCCTGTAAAGGTTTAATAATAACATTTTTATCCATTATTGATGGTGTGGTTTTTTGCAGTTTTAAAAATTGTTCACTGCTTATTTCATGAACTTCAACATATTTTTTGATTCTCAATTTATGTATTGATATTGGTAAATTACCACATGATAAATAAACAACACCACCTACTGGTAATGAACATGTTTTTTTATCGAAACCAACCGAATATTCAATTGCCAATATTTTATTTTTATTCGGGTCTCTTTTTTGTAATTGGTTTGTTACGTTTTTAATTTTATAGTATGACATATTTTAAAAATTTATTTTTTTTATTATAATCCTTGCACCATGATATCCCCATATTTAACGCCATCGAAATTCATGCTACGTGCTTTTTCTGCAACAGCACGGTTTGCCAACGCTTCTGGGCTTGTACCAAGTCTTCTTGAAATTTTTTCAAAATCAACATGAGGAAACCAATATTTACTTAAAACCATTACTGGATTTTTTTCACCATGATATATAATATTCATATCATTAGTGTCCAATAAATTATCGAATTGAATTGAATAGGCCCTATATCCTTCTACTGGTTTTAATGAAAAATAATTACCTGATTTTGAATCTACTTTTATTGGGTCTTTACGATAAGCTTTAACTGTTTTCTTTTTTGAATTTATAACATTATCACCATGTAATACTTCTTTATTCCCATCATCATCTAATTTTATCTCAGCTTCCAAAGCAGCAAGAAAAGAAAGTTCATTAATATCATGGGGTTCATTCATTGCATTTATTTGGTCTTGTGCTATTACTTCATCTAGTGTTTCATTTTTTTCATATTTATAAAGTTCTTGAATTTTCTTTAACATTTCTATAGCTTCTTCTGGACATAAATTAACTCGTATTCCAGTTATAGGAACATTATGCGTAATTGAAGATGCCAGTCTATGATGTCCATCTAATACTGAATTATTATTTGCCAACCATATGGGCTTAAGATTTAATGGGTCGATTTCACTGACTTTATCCATAATAATGACACCTTGCATTGGTTTTAATTCAGAACCATTAACTTTTACTTTTTTATAACCAACTCCATTTTTCTTTAAACCATCTATCATATATTTAAATGGTGCACTATTTATTTGCGGTAAAGAATCTGGTTTTACAGGATTACTATTCATTATAATACTTTTTTATAAATACTCAATTATAAATATTTTGATACTAATAATTCATCTGCAAGTATTCTTATTTCACCAGTATCAGTTCCACTAATTACTGGTACATCATCAGGAATATTATTCTTTTCAATAATAAAAATTACTAGTTCTGTTAATTTAATTTGTGATAATCTTTCAATTCCTCCAATAATAATTGGATCATCCAATCTTCTATCAATCCTACTTGCTGTTATATGAAATATTTTTCTTGCACTTTCAATAGTATCAATTATTGGTTCTGAAAGATGTTTTCTTCTTTTATTATAATCATCCATAAAATATTTTTTAATTTCAGATAAATCTTTACCAAATCTTTTTTCTTGTCTTTCAATCCACCAATTAATTACTTTTTGAATTTCATAAAATACAAGATTTGGTGATTGTTCATTTTTACATTTAGATAATGCTATTGCAAATAACATTCCTTCATAGTAAGTTTTTGCATTTTCAAGATCAGTAAAACAACTAATACCTTCAATTCTACCACCACCAAATCCTCTTCCTTTTCCTTCTTTTTGTACTTTTAAATATCCATCTTTTAATATTTTATTTTTATAAGGAGAAACATGATATAAATTTTGTGGTAATTCATTTTTAGAAATTATTTTTCCTTTTTGAGATTCATCTCCAATAGTGATATAATCTTTATCTGTTTTAATATCACTGAATGATATTTTTTCAGATAGATCATTTATTTCTTCTTTAATAGGCTTTATTATTCTAATTTGTTCCGGGTTAAAAACAACCGTTTCAAAACTTGGGTATGTTCCAATTACTCCGTCATATCCTTGTTCTTTCAGCCACTTTAAATCTTCATTTCCAATACTTTGTATATTTATTTTTTTACCAGTATATGGATTTATTTCTTTACTAAAATAAGCATTATCAATTTTAAATGGTTTTTCAATTTTTAAATAAACCTTATATTCATATTTACCATATGGTATCATAGTTTTTGATGAATGAAAATAAATGCCATTTGTTGATTTAGAATGTTTCCTTATATAATCCTTATCATTTTGTATTTTAAATTTAGTTATATCAGGATTATCACTTCTGTGTAACATTATTTTTGGGGTTCCGTCACTATTTATCACCTTACTATTACCAAACCATTGTTTGAATTCATCTGAATTAATATCGGTATTATCTGTTAAATTATTTATTTCTTCATTTATTAATGATTTAATTACATTCACTTTTTCATATACTTTCGTCTTTCCTTCATCAGCAGCATAAATATTTACTTTTATATGATCTGAAATATCATTCTTTAATGATTTTAATAATTTTAATTCATTAGTTCTATCATCATAAACATCAATTTCTTCAACATTTGGAAATCTATTTAAAAAATCTAAAATTCTTCTATCTTTTCCTTTTACAGAATTAGGACTCTTCAATGAAATTTCATCTACATTAATTTTATTATTTTCAAGATGTGTTTTTATTTCATTTCTGAATTTTTCCAAACGGGAAGATAATATTACAGTATAAATATTATCATTATTATAATCATTTTCTAATTTGTTTTTTATTTTAGTAAAGGGTTCAACATCAAAAATTTCCGGATTTAAACTTTCTTTGTTTGACCACCATGCTCTGCCGGAAAAATCTTCTCCTGTCTTTTCTTCCCATTCTTTTTTACCTTCTTTGGACATAGAAGTATTAAGCAAGGTTCCATCTAGATCGTAGAATGAAATTTTCTTTATATTTTTAATATTTTTGGGCATTATATTATTTTAAATAAAATATTTTCAATATTTTTAAATTCATAATAAGGAATTCGTAATAATTTAATATTATTTTTCTTTGCAAATTGATCTTTTATTATATCATTAGTATAATTATTTCCTTCATTAATATCGTTTTTATCAATATTTTCATTAATAAAACTTAATAGTGCACCTTTATTATTAGGTAGTTGATCGGTGTAAACCTTAATTAAAAGAGTTTTTAATGTCTCACCAATTTGTTTACCTTTCATTCCAAGTGCTAATAAATCATTACCATTTATTGCTAATTGTTGCAAAGATAACGGATATTTACCAGATTTCAAATCATTTACTGCATTTTTTATTTGTGGCGGTAATAGATTACTATCTAATGTTCTTGATGATATTTTATTCATATTAAATACTATAAGTCTGTTTTTTGCCGGAACATCGGATACGCCATCAAATGCCATTTTTAATACTTCTATTTCATTAGTATTATCATCATCACCCTTTAAATTGTTTTTATAAAAATATGCTGGATTATCTATAATATTTTTAGTTAACATAAAAACGTATTCACCAAGACTTTTTATTTTATCCCAAGGTTCTGCTCTGTTAAATCCAATATTACGTCCAAATATTTGTTCAAATAAACCAGTTTCTTTAAGTAATTCAGCACCCAAAATTTTATTACCTTTATGTACTATTTTATCTAGTTCAATTAATATTCTTTCAGGTGATATTTCTTTTATTCTACTTGCATTTTGTTGAATCAATTTCATAGTTTCTGGTTCTATAGTAAAATTAAAACGAGAAGCAAAGCCGACACCTCTAAGCATTCTTAGGGGGTCGTCAGAAAATGCTTGGGGATTAACAACTCTAATAATTTTATTTTTTAAATCATCAACACCATGATAAGGGTCAATAATATTTCCTTTAGTATCTTTTGCTATTGCATTTATACTGTAATCTCTTCGACTCAAATCTGTTTCAATTGATAAATTATGATCTGACGTTACATCAAATCCTTTATGCCCACCTTCACCCGTTGGTTTTTCTGAACGGGGAATAGCAATATCAATATCTTCTTCTGATCCTTGTGGTTTAAATTTAATAATACCAAATGATTTACCTACTTCACTAACTTTACCATAATGAGATAATATTTGTGCTAATTTATCAAGTGGAATTCCAGTAATTAATATATCCAAATCTTTAGATTCTTTTCCCAATAATTCATCACGAATTTTTCCACCAACTCCGTAAATTTTACCTCCATTTTTTTCTACTTCATTTTTAAATGGTAACTGATCTAATGATAAAATATTTGCTTCATTGAGATTTTCATTAGTATTTTTATTTGTTCCAACAAAAGCTAATATTGTTTTCATTCCCAACATTTCAATTGCTTGTGCTCTATGTGTCCCATCAATTATTTGATAATCATGTGCAATAACTATTGGGGGATAGTATCCTGTATTCTTTGTCTGGTCAGCATATTTTTTTACAATATCTTCATAGGTTTGAAATTCTTCAATATCAATTTTATCAATTGAAACTTCTTTCAAAATATAATTTTTATATTGTTCAATTCTATCTGAAATATCCCCTTCTGACCAATCATTATCATTCCAATGTATCTGTTGTATATATTGATAGATAATATCTTCAGGAACAATATCATTAATTTTTATGGTTTTTATTTTTTCAAGAAAATCTTCCCTTTCATTAACCGTCTCATCCTTTCTTCCAATTCTACCAACATCTTGTGGTAATTCTCCCTTTTCATATGGAGTTGCTCCGGTTTTAAGCCAGTAGTATAAATAATAACTTTGTTTTGTTGAAATATATTTATTTTTCTTTGCAAAATATAATATCTTTTTAATTAATAAATTTGGTTTTGATTGAGACATTATTTTTTCAAAGTATTTGATTTTATTATCATCCATTGGTACTTTATTATTTAAAGCTGGATTAGGGTCAATATGTTTTCTTATATCAAGAATATTATATAAAATATATTTATTTTTTATTGATAATTTTCTATCCTTAACAAGATTAAACATAATGTTTTTATATTTTTCTTTTGTTTGATCATCTAAAAAAGACCATTGATGTTGTAATATTTTTATCTGTTCATCCGAAAAATCGACAGTATCATTATTATTTTCATTAATTTTTTTATTTTCACCAATATATTCTTCAAACTCTTCTGGATCGGCAGATATTCTATCTATTAAAATATATTCTTCATCAAAAATAACATCTGGTATTTTCTTCCAGCAATAACCACCACCAGTCTCATATGAATAAGGTGGAATATCAACAATATAAATACCATCTTCCAATTTTGCTACAGCATAAACATGTTGATCACCTATTTGTTGTGAAACTGTTGTACATTCAATATTATTATTACTTAAAACATTGCAGATTGCTTCTGCAATATCTTGACAAATTCCACCATATCCTAAATAATCACAATAACCTTCTTCATTTTGTTCCCATTCATTATATACTTTTTGTGCAGCTTCTGCCAATTTTGTTTTTAAAGAAGATAAAGGTGATTTTGTATTTTCGTTAATATTTTTAGTTGATTCTAATTTAAATTTATTTTCATCAGGAATATTTGCAATATAATTAGAATAAACATCAGATGTTATGTTAACTGGTATTGTTTTTTCTTTATTTAAATATGCTTGTGCTACTCTGTGGTATCCATCAGATACTAAAAATTTTTTTGTGTTGATATTATAAAAAACACTTACTGGTTCATTTGTTTGTGATGGACTATTATTGTTTTTAATATTATAAATTGCTCCGATAATTCCTCTTTTTGAAACTGTTAAATATTTAATAGGAAATTTATCAACATAAATTGCATCATCTGCATCAACACCACGATTTAATTTATTAAAATCTATTATATTATTTAATTCATCTTCTTCATTAATATTTTTATTTATTGTCTTAGGTTTAATCCTTTGATTATAAAAATCTGCTAATCTTTTTATAATTCTTTTTTTATTATCATCATTTAATGATTTTAAAAATTTATTATCAAATGGATATTTATATGTTGTTGAATCCTTAAAAATATTATTTATAAAATTTTTTATATCATATCCTTTATAATTATTAATTTTTTTTAAAATATTACTTATTCCAATACTATAATAAGCATTAAATACTTCCGAACCATTATAATAATCGGTATTATAATCTTCATCTATATTTTTTGATTCAATATTAGTATTTTCTTTAATATTTAATTTGGTTAATTCATTTCTATATTGTAATATTATTTCTTTTATTTTTTCAAAATATTCTTTATTAGGAATTATTTCTTCATATGTAATATTAAAAATATCTTCTATTTTTTTATCTTTAGGTAGTATATTATTAAAAAGAGTATTTTTAAAAGTTTCTAATGCTTCTTCAAAATGATATTTATTACTAATAAAATATGTTTGTTCTATTTTTTTAAATTCATCAGGAAATTCTTCTGGATTTTTTAATTCTCCTATAAATTTTATTTTTTTTATTTTATCATTTAAAATCTTATTATCAATATAATCAACGGTAGTATTAATATTAGTAACACTTAAATTATAATTGGTATTATAATTTTTATTATTAAATTGATTAAGAATTTCTTGATATTTATTTCCTATTTCATGTTCTTTTTTTTCTATTTCCGTTGGATTTATAGGTTGAAATAAATATTCCAATCCTTTTAACTTTGGTAATTCTTCTTCTATTTCATTAAAAGAAAAATAATTTTTTTCACCATCATTATTGGCTGTTGTTATTGAATATTTTTCAATGTCATTATAATCTTCATCTTTATCATAATGGTTTATCATAATAACTATAGCATGTAATGGATCAACAAAACTTCCATTTTGATTTTGTTCTGAATTACGAGTATCATCAAAAACAAAATAAGGTGTTTTATAATCTCCTTCAAATCTATAAGCACCATACATATTTCCTTCTCCTCTTGCAGAAATACACCAAGAATAACCATTACCATATTTTATACATGCTTTTTGAGTACTACCAGCATATATTCTTAAACCATTTTTATTATATATAGCATCTGCACCAGTAATTTCAGGTTTTCCTGTTTTTATTTTTGTTTTTTGTGCATCAATTACTTGCTCTAATTCTTTCCAAGTATATTTAAATATATCTTTTTCTTTAATTTTAGGTGAGTTTTTAAATTCTTCAAAACGATTAATATAATAATTAATTATATTATCGGTTAATGTTGAGTTTTCTTGTTTAAATTTATTTATTAATTCATTTTTAATTTTTATTGTATATTCATTAATATCTTCTTCATCAAGAACTATATTTTTTGATTCAACAGAAATTGGTTTTACACTTCTTAATCTTCTTGAACTATCTTTAAATGCTGCACCAATATCAAAATATGCTAAATTCCCATTTGGTTTATACCCCAAATTACTTGCCCCAAAATCAGCACTATAAATTTTATTTTTTAATAATTCTTCTATTATTTTAATTATCTGATCTAAAAAGTTAACTACTTCAATATTTTTTCCAATACTTTTTAATATTTCAATTTTTTGTTTATATTCATTTAATTTTTTTATGTCATGATCTTGCATAATATAAGATAATCCCCACAATCCAATTCTATATTTTTCTTTAGCTTCTTCATTTAAATTATTAATTTTATCTCTATCTGTTTTTAATTTTTCCAATAATATAATATATATTTGATTTCTGGAATCTATATTAAATTTATAAACGGCGTAAATATCTGCCAAATGTTCATTCTTTTTATTTAATAAAATTTTACCCTCTGTTGCTTCTGAATAATCTAGAGTCACTTTTAATATTATATTATTACCAACATCAAAGGCATATCCGTATGTACCAGCATTAAGATATTTTGGTTTATTTAAATTAAGTTTTTTAGCAATTTTATCAACAAAAGATTCTAAGGTTTCATTCTTATCTTTCAACATTGCATTGATTTCATATATTCCTTCATTGATATTTTCCTCTCCATTAATATTTTTATTTGCTAATTTTTCTCTATATTCTTTTTCAATTCTATTTGCAATTTCATGTGCATTATCATAAGAATATTTATAATATTTCATTAAATATCTTTCTAATAATTCATGTGTAATATTTCCTTTTAAATCCTCTGGTCTTGATAAAAAAACGTCATCAATCCAGACTTCATTTTCTGGTATATATTCATAGTTCTTATTATCTGTTCCTGCATAATGATTACCACCTTCTGTCCAATCCATATAGTAATGTCTTTTTACATAATCACCATTAACAGCACAAACTTTTACTTCCTCATCTCTATCTCTAACTGTAGTTATTAATTTTTTATTTAATCCATTAGTATTTTTATCTTGGTTCAATTCCTTTTCATACTTATTAACATCTGGTTGATTAATATCTTCACTTTCAGTTATATTTCTATAAACATTTACTTTATGTAAATTTGCTTTAGTATCACCTGCTCTTAATTTATTAAAATAATCTATTTGTTTTTGTACCTCATTTAAATTACCATCTATTAAATATAAAATAAGTTGTCGTGCATGTTCTTGTGCTTCTGACATTACTGGTTGTAATTCATATGCTTTTTTCATATCATTTAAATTTTTATTATCTTTAGTTTTTAAAGTATAATAAGAATCGTCAGGATGAACTCCCTTTTTTTGTTTTACAATAAATTCCTCAATTTTATTAACCTTTTCAAAAATATATGACGGGTCTAAGAATGTATTATTATATTTTGCTAATTCACGTAAAATATCTCCAGCATTTTCAATTTTATATTTCCAAACATTATTATTCCATTCTCTTTCAAGTATTCTTTCAGCATGTGTATCTTGATAATCATATACATCTATATTATTTTTAATATTTTCACTTTCAGTTATACCTTTTTTTTCAATTGGGAATTGTACTTGATTTTTTTTCTTACTACTAAAAACAAGAAGATCAGATTCTAATTTTATTGGATTTTTAAAATCATGTACATATTTTTTTCCTTTTCCTTTTTTTACATATGCAATAGTCATATGCGGATGGAATTCTTTATATGTTAATGTATTTGGAAATTTTTCAATTTCTTTCCTTAATTTAATCAATTCTTCATTTGGAGTTACATCTATTTTAACCACATCAAATTCCGGATTTTCAAATAATGATATTCCAGTTAATTCTACTTCAATTGGTTTATCTATTTTATCAATAATTTCTTTAAAATCATCTGCTTTAACTTCATCATGATATCCATATAATATTGATATATGGGGTTCATCTTCTCTGCCAAATGTTCCAGAACCATCATCATATAAATCTTCTTCTTTTATTTTACTTATAATATTTTTCCATTTTGGAATTTCAAAATATGCCATTAAACAACCATATTCTATCTTTTCTTCTTTAAGAATATTTGATTTCGTTTCTGTTGTTTCATTTATGTTTTTTCCATTTGTTATTAAAACCAAATAACCACCATCACCATCTTCAGCAATAAGCCTACCATTGGTAATTTGTATAGATTCGATATCTTCAATATTTCCATATCTGGTAGCATCTTTTTTTGTTTTAGTTACCCAAACAATATCATCAAAAGAATATTTATTTAATTCTTCCATTGTTTGTTTATCCAGATGCTGATATTCTTCTACATTACCATGTTCTTCCATTTCAAATTTTATTACATCGGCAGCAGTTGCATTTCTTTCTCTAAAACCGCTTGGTACTCTATATCCAATTCCATTCCAAACTGGAAGGTCTCTTAATGATTCATTTAATTTTTTGCTTTCAAACCATTTCTCACCATCTTCTGCAACATTAGCAGTATTTGGTTTATGAGATTGACCATCTACAATGTCTTTTATTTCAAGATTATCTATATCACCAGTATTACAAGCATCAGAAGTACCGTCTTTATTACCCCCAAGTCTGCAATGTTGTTTAACTTTAACCGATTTCATTTTTGGCATCCAGCTAATTATTCTTTTTGTCAATTCTTCCTGCAATTCAAAAGGAATATCACCCGGATTTACCGCACCATGTTTATCGGTATATAAAGAAGTACCATCTTCAGTTACTATTTTATATGAATCACTTTCAGGTGAAGCATCAGTTACATGTTGATAGACTAAATCTTCCTTTATAAAATCTTCTTTTATTAATCCAATTTTTTTAAACCATTTTTGTAGTTCCATTAAATTTGCATAATAAAGATTCACATCATTTGCTAATTTAATTCCCCTATCAATATTATCTTTATTAATTAAATAATTTTTATATAACTTGGAAATATTATTATATAATGCTTTTTTTGAAAAATTACGTATTAATTCAACAAATTTTACCGATTGTTTTAGAGCTTCATTGTTTATATTACGATAATCTTCCATGAATCCTTCCTTTAATTGAGTTACTACCTGTTCATGATATAAATCTCTCATTTTATTTTGCAATACTGATTCTGCAGCTTCAATAACAAATTCTTTTTTTTCTCCATAAGGATCATGTGCAAGTATCTTTTCATTATTTTGATAAATCTTATATGTGTTAACTGGTTTTGTAATAATATATTTTTTATTTAAATAATCTTCAGGATGGTTATATGCTTGATTATATTCATCATCAAATTTCAAATCAACCATATTTTTTATATATTGTTTACCTTTACCATCATAAAAATTTTTCCAAACATTTTTAGCTTCTTCCGATACTTTTCCTCTTAATCTTGTTGGCATTAATCCTTTATTTCCAGCAGCAGAAAGTGCAATCATATACATAATCGGACCATATCCCTGTTGTGCTATAACTCTTTCTACTTCATAAGCATTTTGTTTATCATTAAAACGAAGATCAATAACACCATAAATATATTTTTCTGCACTTTCAAAATCATATTCTTTAAATGTACTTGCAATTCTTGGATCATATAGTATATATAAATTACCATCAATTTCCAATGCTAAATTACTTATATTAGTAATCGCATCTTCATTAATATTTTCCGCTTGTTCAATAGTTTTTATTAATAAAGAAGGATCACCTTCATAAGGAACAAAACCATATTTTTTATATAACATACTTAAAAATTCAGTATATTCTTTTCCTTGTGTTATATCTGGTTCCAAAACAATTGCTTTTTTATCATGTTGTTTTGCAAATTCAATGATATCATTTAATAATTCTTTAAATTTACCCTGTCCTCTATATTGATCTGAAACTTGCAAATGTGCAATAAATAATTCATCTTGTGCAGGTGCTAAACGATCATCAACATCAAACCATCCTACATGACTTTCGACTTTATATTCATTAATTGTTCTATCAATGGTTCCATCTTCTAATCCATCATTGGGAATCATTGCCCACCCAGCATATCCTCCATCTCGAATTTCATTAGGATTTACAAAGTTAGTTAATTCATCTTCCATATTAGTATTTGAAAGTTCATTTACTGATTCAAAACGTCTATTATAAGCATCAAATCTTTTTTTCCTATCCCAACTATAATGTTTTTGAAATACATCTCTATTTAATCCATAGTCAGTAAGAACCACTTGTGGTTGACCATCTCGAATAACTTCTCCATAAGAAGATGTTTTTCCTAAATCTCCTGCCATTATATTATAATTTGGAATTAAATTTGCTATTTCACTTGAAAATTCATTATTCCAAAGTTCTTCTTCAACTTCTTTATCAAGACCAAATATTTTAGGTAACCCTGCTTTTTGATTTTCATAATTACGAAGAAAATATTCTAAATTTTTAATATCAACACCAGTTAATTGTTTAAATCTTGATGGTGTTATTTTTTTTGCTTTTTCTGATACAATCCAAGTATAATTTGGATCGTGTTTAAAAACTTCAGTTACAATATTTGATACATAACTATTAGTTCTACCAATCTTCTCTTCGGTTTCGTTTTGAGCAACACCTTTAGCATTTTTTGCTAATTTTAATACTGTTTTATCATCAATTTCATATACTATTCTTCCTGATCCTTGTGCTATTTTTTTTAGTGTTTGTTCAGCATATCTTATCTTAGCAGCAAATGAACGTAATTGTTCAAATTGATTTATATCAAAAATAACATTCGTGGTTTCATTTTCATTCATATTAGGAAACCAAATTTTCCTACCAATAATTATTTCGTTACTTTTATCTTCATTAGTTTTATTTTCTGATAAAAATTTATAAAATTCTTCTTTATCAGTAGGTAAATTAAATGTTTTCCAATTTTCATTATTACCAGCAATATCTATTCTGTTATTACCATATTTTATTATATCATTAAAATGTTTTAATGTTTGTTTTTTTATTTCTTTAATATTATTCCCATTTAATGATAAATTACCATTCAAATGCCCATTACTTGTATAAATTACTCTAATCCAACCATCATTAAATGCTTTATTAAATAAATCATCCATATCTAAATAATTAGGATAATATGTTTTAATATAATTTGCATGTTTATATTCAGGCACAATTATAAGCTGTCCATTTGGAGATATCCATGCTGAAAAACTTTTATCTATTGGAATATTAGATTCTATTAATTTATTCATTTAAACATTTTTTATAAATACTTTATCTTTCTATCATTATACAAAACAAAAAATCCGTTTTTCATACGGATTTTAATATATATTAATGTCTCAATTGTCTTATTTATGTTCTATTTTAAATAATTAATAATAATATTAACTATTTTGTTGGTTGTTGTTTTTTTCTTTCCTGTAATTTCTTTATTACTTCAATAACTGCATTCTCAATAATATCTTTATTTTCACTTAAAACTTTTTTTACTCTTTCTACTGAATATATTTCAACTATAGTATTTTTTAATGCTTCCTGAACTATTGATGAAAAATTTTCATTCATAAAAGAAGTAACTATATTATTGGTGGCATTATTAATTTGTTCTAATAACATATTGGGATTTATTAAACCAGTTTGATTTGGTTGATTAACATATTGTGGAACAGCAGTATTACCTATAGTACCTATCGTATTATATTCATTAATTAATCCGGCTTGATTGTAATATTTCTTTAAGTTTTCTTGTGTCTGATTTCTTAATTTAGTAAGAGAAGAATCAACTACAGTGTCATTATTAGGTTGTTTTATTTT